GTTTGCGAATAAGTACATCCATGGTCAGGTTAGCCGGATTGATTGACAGCGCCACCAGGGGACCTTTTTCACCGTCAACGGTAGCGTTTGCGGCAATCGTGTTTTCGTCTTTCAGGTCAACGCCAACGGTGCCGACGTTGATTACGTCACCGGCTTTACCGGCGTTACCTAGGAGAATGTACTTACTGGTAGTATCACAACTTGCTGGCATAGCCTGGAAATGCAGGGTATCAGTATTACCGTCATAGTCGGTCACGGTGCGGATACAACCGGCATTAGTACCTTCATAGATGTAAAGCAGCGCACCATTCCAAACGTCATCGGCTGAAGTACCCAATCCGGTATCACTCAGGGTAGTAGTGGTACCTCCGGTAGCCGTGCTGTCGGTCTGGTCAGCAAAGGAACAACGATAAATATTAAACGGATTATCGTATACCTTGCCATAGGTTATCCCGGCAGTGGGGTTATCAGCCTGGGCAATGCTTTCTGCCATAACACCCAGTACATTGGCAGCATTAGCGGCGGCCTTTGCTACCTTGCCATTTGTGAGTACCACCATGTCGCCTTTACTAAAGGCAGTATTAGGAGTGAGTTCGTATTCTCTCCCGTTGTCGGTAACATTTAAAAGATTACCAATCAGTTCAAAACCGTTGGTAGTTCTACTTGCGGTGTAAGCCATTATTCAATCACCTCTCGTTTATTTGTTTTTGGCATATTCTTTAGGCGATATGCCCAACCTTTTAGCCATAGCAATTTCGCTTTTGTTTAAGCTACCTGCTCCGGCAGTAGCGGCAGAACCGCCTTTCTCAACACTCATTTTGCTGCGTTTACTTACGTTAGCGAGTGTTTTTTGCTCTGTCGTGGTTTTAATGCTATCCAGTAAATCTCCAGCTATCAGCTTGTCTCCAAGAACAAACTTCATGGCAGTTTGGAAATCCAAAACTGAGCCATTCTGGGCAAAGTCATCAATCTCTTGAATATACTTCGCAGCCAAGGGGTTTTTGGCTATATATTCGTTGCGGTCAGTCATGTACTGGGTGGTTTTACTGCCCTGCTGCTGTTGGACTTCATACTGTCTCAGCCGTTCCTCAGCCTGCCATAACCGGTATTCTCTGGCTACGTCCTCTCTGGCTAAATTAACCGCAACTTCTTCTTCATAACCCAAATCAGTCCAACGCTTTATTTGCTCCTGTTGCCGGTTTCCCCACCACCTATTCATTTCCTGTTCTTGTTTCTTTGCTTCTGCCTCCTGTATAGCACGTTCTTCCTGGATACGCCTTTCACGGGCTAACCTCTCCCCGATAATACGGTCAATGTCCTCCTGGGTAAATAGCTTTGTTTCGGACTTAGGAGGTTCTTCTTCCTCCACTTCAGCTTCTTCCTCGACTTCTTCCGGGTTGGTATCTTCCTCGGAATCATCGTTTTCGAGAAGGTTTTTAAGTTCGTCCGGGTCTATTTCGTCCAGGTCATCGTCAACAGTACCGTCATCACCATCAGTAACGCCGGTATCGGGCATTAAATAAGGCTGCCAATTAAAACCAAACAAATCGTTAAACATTAAATATCTACCTCCCGTGTTTTAAGGCCCGTCAGCCTATAATTTCCTTGCAGCTTTTAAAGCCTTCAGCACGTTTTGGGCATGAAAAAAGAAGTCCCCTAATGGATACCCCTTCGAGCGACAGATACACCCCTTAAATTAGCCCCTGGACACCCCCCATCGCCTCCTGCAATATTCCCCTCTCGGCTAACATTTGCAGGATTGATTGTACTTTCTCATATCTTTGTTCAGGCGGTAGACTGGCTAAGTAAGTCTGTACCTCCTGTGGTAACAGGTTAATAATAGTGTCTGCGAGTATTTCAGCCTCGGACTCTATATCCCGTTCTGGTTGCTGTGGCAACGGCATTGGCCATTGTTGTCCACCTTGTGCCTCCTGCGTAAGCTGTTGCATGAGTTCCATCAATGCCATTTCTCTTTGACCTTCGGGTAATTGCCGGATAGCCTCCATTAAATCAGGTCGGTTCTGCTCTAAGTATTGGGCAAATTCTAATAGCTGTCTGGATTGAGCCTCCTGCTCCGGCATGGGTGGTTGTTCTTGCGGTTGCATAGCCCTACCACTACCTTGCCGCATAGCCTGTTGTGCTAACATTTGTTGCTGTTGCTGTGCCTGTTGCTCCTCTATCTGCTGCTGCATTTCCTCAATCGGTGGGAATTTACCGGTATCCATTACCTTAAGGAATGTAATGACATCGATAATCCCCATTTGTAGCAGTTCTTTGGCTATCTCGATATTGTAGAACCTGTCAGCAGGTTGTACGCTAGAAGTACGGCAATAGCTATCAAAGTCAGGAAAATAAACTTCGTGGGTTTCAGGGTTTAATGTTTCGGGATTAACCTGATTGAACGGCATTACTTCGCCCGTTCCCTGGTCGTAAACCTTCAGCATATCCTCCTGGCGATATGTGGCGTAAGTATGCCCGTCGTCCCCCATAATGCGGAATTTCCTCTGCTCAGTGTAGTTCTCAGCTATAAGCCGATTGGTATATGTCCCCGCCTTTTCGTAGCTATCAGTAATAGCCATTTCTTTAATTCTTAACCGCACCTGCGCCCTTGCCGACAATTCAGCAATAGCCTTGAAAGCGGTTACGCTTCCAGGTGTTCTGCCCTGGGAAATATCAAATCTCCCGATAATGGACTCCATGACAGATTGTAACCGGTTCATTTCGCTTTGCAGGCTGGCTGGTACTCCCTGCCCGTATTCCCGCTTAATTCCGGCTATATTCTTCACCCCAAACCACATACCGGGTAATGTGCCCTTCTCCTGTACTGTCTTCTGCTGTTTAGGGGTTAGGGCATTATCTTCATACCATGTTTGCCCCAAGGCATGGTGTAAATGCCCCTCCATAATTATTTCGGCAGTTTTATTGCGGACTATTTGCGGGTTCTTAAGGAAATACGCCTCGCCAAATCCCCAAATACTATTTTCCCGTGGGTAGCATTGGGCAACGATAAAGGGGAATGCAGGGGTTTCTCCCGGTTCAAAGTAAATGTAATTGACGTGTTTCAGGTAAATCCTTTGGCTTTCTCCTGCCCACCAAATCACATGAAGTCCTATCTCCCCGGTTTCTTCTTCGCCTTCTTCGTAAATAAGGGGTTTCCCGATATACCAGGTTTCTATGACCGGTATCTGGTTCTGCCGGTATTCGTTGTCGGTAAAACCTTCGTCGTCGAATACGTCAACGCCTAGAACGTCGTCCTCCTCCATGGTTTGGTCCTGAAGAATACCCGCTTTATCCGGGTATCTTTCCTTCACGCTTTCAATGGTATGCCAGGTTACTTTGTGACAACGATTTCCCTCGTTAATGTCCTCCTTGCACCGGGCATCGGGAACTAATGCCATTGGGTGTAATGCTCTCCAGCGAATGTCTCCTATCCACCGATTAGGTCCTTTCCCGCCTTTCCAGTCCGGGTCCCAGTAGGTATGCCAAATACCGGTACCATAAAGAAAAAAGTAACGCAGAAATTTTATCCTTTCGTTGGGATGGCGGTTCTTGTAAAAGATAAATTTCTTTAGGTTAGTCATTACATTTGCAGCCTCTTCGTCCCCCGGTTCTACCGGATAATCCAGTAATTCGGTATCTTGGGCAAATTCAGAGGCAGTACCTTCAACCAAGGAAAAAGTCACATTCTCCACGGAATTGGGACGGTTCTTCTGCTGGTCCGGGGTTCTTAGTACCATACCTCCAGGTCCTATCAAGTCCCAATGTTCCCCGATGTACAGCTTATACATTTCTTTCATTTCCTCAATGTAGAAATGTTTAGCGTTCTTGTCGGGTTCATACCAGGCATAGCATTGCTCTACAGCCTTACGCTCAATGCTGGTTAAGTCCACTATCTCTTGTCTATCCTCTATGTTCAAGTAGTTCACCACCCTTCGACAAACCTTGCTTTATTTGCCTAGAAATCTGTCCCTAATCTGCTGGTACTCGTCATATGCGTATTCCCCGGCTCTCCCGCCAGCATTAGCAACCGCAGCATAGGAACGGCTTATAGGGTCGTTATTATATGCAGCACGTCCTAGTTCTGCCCCCGCCTTGACTCCTGCCACCAATGGGTGATAATCCCCAACAGCGTTGTAGGCATCGTAAGCAAACTCGCCCGCGCGCTTACCAGCATATTTACCAGCATCGAGTATTTCTTTTGCTCGTATTGCCCTCAATAGGTCTAACTTCTTGCGCAGTTCGTTTTGTTGTTCATCCGGTAATTGTTCCCGTAAAGTAGTTCCGGGCGTTGCATAAGGTGATTGGTTGTACGGGTCAAAAAGACTTTTCATTACTTCACCGCCTTTCAGAAAATAGAAAAAGGCGGGAAGTATAGGACGAAACAGACTATCGCTAGCCCGCTTTGCTCTATACTCCCCGCCGGTTTTCCTGGTCAGGAAAAAGTTAGTTATTTGGTTATGGATTCACTTTAATATCCGGTGCAGGTGTTATCATCACCACCGCACCGCCCTTTTTAACTATTGTCAGCTTCCCCCAGTCAATCCGGCGTAATTCCTTGATTACGCGGGTTTCTTCGGGGGATAGGTCGGTTGTTTGCAATTATAAAACCTCCTTCACGGCCTGCCAGAGTGCGTCTATTTCTTCCTCGGTTAATCGCTCTAAGTTGTCAAGGACAATGCCTTTCTCGTAAGTCTGCCCTTCATGCTCAAACTCGCACAATATTTTTAGTTCCATCGGGTTTTCCCTCCTCCTAATTATTATGCCTCGCTCCCACCCCTGCTTATCGGCATATCCTTTCCCAGGCCTAAGCCTAACCGTTACTTTCTAATACGGGCAATCATTGTACCTCGGTGCTATGTAAACTACATCAATAACATACTCATACCAGGTCAAATCCTTCCTCGGCTGTACGTTGCACTCTTTGATTAGCAGTTCCCCCTTGCCGTGCTTCTCCCTAATCAGCAACACCGCAGTAATTTCATCTTTCGCGAATATCCTCCCTTGGCGTACCAGCATAATCACCAGTCCCTTTCTTTAGGTACTAAAGGTTCGCCCTTCCCGGATAGTGGGAGGGTTACTTTTGCAGGAAG